AACAGAATGTAGTGGCCGGATAGGAGCGGGGCGGACCAGACTTGAACATGTTGGCGGTGAACAGAATCGGAGGTGGAAGAAAAGAGATGAACGGAGTTGCGGGAGAGGTAGTTCTTGCGCGGTGGACGGCGGGTGTGCTACCAGAAGGCAACGCGCATCTGCGCGGGACCGTGGCAACGGCAAGACCCGTCCTCCTGTCACGTCACGGGTTCGGTGGGTCGGGTGTTCGTCCGCACCCGGCCCACACTTATTTTCAGGAGGGGCACATGGGCGATCTGGTCTTCACCATCCCCATCAGAACGTACTCCGAAGCGAACCTCCGGGAGCATTGGCGCACCTGCGCGAAGAGGACGGCGCATCAACGCTTCGCGGCGAGACTCATCACGGCCGAGGCGATCGGGTGGAACCGGAACGGGGGAGGGGGGATCATCACGATCACGAGGATCGCGCCGAGGATCATGGACACCGACAACCTCGCCAGATCCATGAAGGCGATCAGGGACGGGGTCGCGGACGCCCTCGGGGTCGACGACGGATCTACGCTCCTCACGTGGCGGTACGATCAGAAAACAGGGGTGGCGAAGATGTACGCGGTCGAAGTCAGGATCGAGGGGAGGGGCGGGTGATGGGGCAGAAGAAAAGGAAGTATGAAACGAGAGCGACGGGGGTTTACGGGGCTCGACGGAAACGGCAGACGGCGGACGGGCTCGGCGGCGCAAAGATTGAGTTCGATCCATTCTCCGAGAGGGTTTATTACGGGAAACAGATACGGGATGCCCTCGATCCGGTGAAGGCACCGAGCAAGGTGCGGATGCTCAAGGATATGACTCCCGAGGAACGCAAGGCGATCGAGGATAAATACAGGGGGGAGGGACCATGAGCGAACTCGACAGGAAACTCGCGGCGATCGGCAGGCAGAGGGAAGCGAAGATGCGAAGGAGCGATCACCCGCTGTTCTTCGCGGAGGAGGAGGAACACGACAATGGCATGCGCGGGACTGTCGATGAGGATCATCATCGAGATGTATCGGGGGAGGGGGAAGTGATGGCGGACGAGAGAACACCGAAGGAGTCGTGGGCGCTCGTGGGCGCTCATGTCGCGGCGAACGACTATCACGTGGAGATGGAGGGAAACCCCGGCGGGTTCTTCATGATCGACTCGGAGACGTACCTGTGGGCCGCGAGGAGGATCATGGAACTGGAGGCGGAGGTGAAGCGCCTCAAGGCCGGGATGGATCATCACTTTGTTCGTAAACCAGATAGGGGGGATGGGAGTTAGTGATGGATCTCATGTACGTCACGATCGATGGCGTGGTCCACGGGATCGGGTTCATCTTCGTCTGCGTTCTTCTGGTGGTGACGGGCATCGCCTGCGGCGTGTACGCGGTCTATATGTTTATTCGGTCAAGAAGGGAGCGGTGATGGGGTTCATCATCTGGAAAATAAAGTCGTGGTGGTCGTACAAGATATGCCGGTGGAGGCACGAGTACCACTACGTCTACAAGCGGTCAGTATGAGCGACATGGAGATCCTCATCGAGCGCAAGACCGAGGTCGTCGACGTCGAGAGGCTCCGGTGGCATGACCGCAACCCGCGGGTCCATCCCGAGAGCCTGCTCGCGAAACTCGCGCGGTCGATCGCCGAGTTCGGGTGGACCAATCCCATCATCGTCGCCAAGGACGGGAAGACAATTCTCGCCGGGCATGCACGCGTGATCGTCGCGAAGCGCATGGGGATCTTACACGTCCCCGTCGTCAAGACCGACCTCGAAGGAGACAGGGCCGACGCGTACATGCTCGCAGATAATCGCATCCACGAGGACAGCGAATGGGATCGCAGTCTGCTCAAGGACGTGTTCCTCGATCTGGACCACGGGGGGTTCGATCTCGAACTGACAGGATTCAATCTCAACGAAGTCGAGGAACTCATGACCGCGGCACCGCCACCAGAGGGCGCAGGATGGCAAGGCACCGGAACACCATCGGAAGTGTGCTGTCCTGAATGTGGTCACAAGTGGACGCTCGGGAAGAAGTGAACGGCCAAAAGAGAAAACGTCCTTGACAAGCGGGAACCGGATTCCTCATCATTCTCAACCATGAGCACGGAGAAAGAGAAGCAGGACGGACAGGACGCAAAACCGTCGAAGCCGCCGCCCCTTGATAAAAGGACGCGGGCAGGCAACGGGAAGTGGCCGAAGAAAGAGGACATGAGGCAGATCGTCTTCAACAAAGCAGGGATCGTACAGCAGGTCGCGGACGCGATCGAGGTCGACAGGCGGTCCGTCCAGAGGCGGTGTGCAGACGACGCCGAGTTTTACGGATGGTTCGTCGAGGCAAGGGAGCGGAACCTCGACATGAGCGAGGCCGTGATCTTCGACGCGATCAACAAGAAGAACCTCACCGCCACCATCTTTCACCTGAAGTGCCACGCGAAACATCGCGGATGGGTCGAACGTCATGAGGTGGTCGGGCCCGATGGACGGGGCGCGTTCGCAGGACTCGACGACCCGCGGAAGATCGCAGACGGAATACGTGACGCATTGATGGACCCGGAGATCCGCAGGCAGATCGCGGAGATCAGGGAGAGCATAGACGCGAGGACGATCGCGGCGATGAAGGCAAACGGCGGGGAAGCACCCCGACCCGAGGACGCGGTGACGAAGCATTAACCGAGCAGAGCAGGCGATCCCTCGGGGCCCGGCAAGCGTCAGGGACAAGCGAACTGACTCTGCACCATCACCTCCCTCACAATCAGATCTACTCTCCCTCGCACGGCAGACGCCTCTTGACCTGTTGGCGTACATGCTCGGCGAGGAATACCTCCCCTCCCGGTTCCTGTCCTACCTGAACACGGTCCTTCTGGAGATGGTCTTCGGTCAGGAGAACTTCCTGCTCGTCTCCTGTCCCCCGCGGCATGGCAAGTCCTTCCTCTGCTCGTACTCCTTCCCTGCGTGGTTCCTCGGGATGTACCCGGATCGCCGGGTCCTCCTCGGGTCGTACGAGGCGACATTCGCTCATTCGTGGGGCCGGAAGACGCGGGATCTACTGACCCAGAAGGGGATGCCTCTGTTCGGCGTCAGGGTGCGCTCTGACGTGTCCGCGGTCGCAGAGTGGCAGGTAGCAGGCCGGGAAGGTGGGATGATCACCGCGGGCGTCGAGGGTGGCTTTACGGGCAAGGGGGGGCACCTGATCATCATCGACGATCCCGTGAAGAACAGGGCCGAGGCGGAGAGCAAGGTGCACCGGGACAGGGCGTGGTCGTTCTTCAACTCGACCGTGTGGCCGCGGCGCGAGCCCGGGGCGTCGGTCCTCGTGATCATGCAGAGGTGGCATCAGGACGATCTGATCGGCCGGATCAAGCGCGAGATGCCGGAGTCCGGGTACAGGGAGATCTGCTTCCCCGCGGTCGCCGAGGAGGAGGATGTTCTGGGGCGTGCTGTCGGGGAGCCTTTGTTCCCTGCACGGTATCCGGCCGAGGAACTGGAGGCGCTGAAGAAGAACCTCGTGCCGTATTATTGGGAATCGCAGTACCAACAGCACCCGTCCTCACCTCAAGGGTCGATCTTCAAGCGCGAGAACTGGCAGTACTACGAGGCCATGCCGGAGAAGTTCGACATGATCTTCCAGTCGTGGGACATGACGTTCAAGAAGACCGACGACTCGAACAAGGTGGCAGGGCACACGTGGGGCAAGAAGGGGCCGAACTACTACCTCATCGATCGGGTGTGCGAGCGGATGGGGTTCACGGATTCGCTTGAGGCGGCGCGGGCCGCGAGGAAGAAGTGGCCGCAGACCCGGGCCGTGCTCATCGAGGACAAGGCGAATGGGCCTGCGATCATGGATGTTCTGAAGCGCGAGATCTCCGGGATCATCGCGATTGAGCCGGAAGGGGGGAAAGTCGCGCGGGCACACGCAGTCGAGCCGTTGCACCGGGCGGGCAACATCTTTCTCCCCGACCCGACTCAACACCCGTGGGTCAAGGAGTTCGTCGAAATACTCGCAAACTTCCCTACCGGGGCTGAAGACGACGACGTCGACTCCTTCACGCAGGCCGTAAACTGGTGTGAAAGCAGGAAGATACCGGGTGCGTTCATCATGGGAGGAAGGGCGTGAGATACGGGTATCTATACGGGTATCCGGGGGGGTCGCGCACGCGACCGTTTGTGACTCATTCTCAATATGCTTCTCAAGTACTCGGAATTGTTGAAGTCTATCGGGTATAGATACGGGTATAGATACGGTCCCGATTCAAGGAGAAGGAGAAGGAGAAGGAGAAGGAGTATGTCGGAGGTCATAGGGTATCTATACGGGTATCCATACGGGTATGGGAGGGAAGACAATGGGCGATGAAAGACCCGGGTTGCTCCGGATGTTTGCAGATGCAACGGCAAGGAGGTACGGATTCGTCCGGGAGGAAAAGGCCGAAGCGGATGCAAAGCGGATCGTGGCCC